AAAACTCTTCCACCAGAATGGAATAGAGAATTTACCATGAGCGAAATAGATAAATTGTTCATGCAAGACTATGAACATCATAAAAAAGCTGCTGAAAAAATACCAGCGTTTGATAAATTAAATAAGATGGGTCAAGCTGCTCTAATAGATCTAACTTTCAATATGGGTCCAGCTTGGTATAAAAAATGGCCAACATTGATGAAACAATTATTGGCTGGCGACTTTCAAGGCGCTGCAGATAATTTAAAAGATAGCACATGGTATAAGCAAGTCAAAAATCGAGGAGTGACAATCGTCAATCTAATTCGTAATGCTGGAGAAAAAAATACTGAGATTGTTAAGAGTAAATCTTCATCTGGTTCAACATTAGCTTCTGCAGGACCAACCGAATACGATAAAAATAAAGAGACAAAAGTTAATGTGATTGTTTCTTCCAAGACGAATATTAAAACGAACAATATTGAAGAACCTAGGAAAGCTGCGTAATGGCTATTTCTCATTTAGTTAAAGAACTCACTATAAACTATGATGAAGTTTTTAGTGAAAGATCTCGTCTATTGAATTTTTCAAACAACAAAGCTAAAGAAGATGAATTAGAAAAAGGAATTGAGAGAGTTAAAAAGAATCCAGAAAAACTTGAAAAAGATGATAAAGAAACTTCAGGAATTCTTGGCGCACTATCAACTGCGATAGGTGTTATCGTGAAGTTAGTTAAAAAAATGATTAGCTTTATCGTAGATAAAATAAAATCGATAGCGAAGTATGCAAAAATGCTACGTGATCTGGGAAAGTCTATGAGAAATAGCTGCTGGAAAGGATCATTGAAAAAAACAGCTAAAAGAACTAAAAAGATTTCTGGGAAATTAAAATCCCTCAAAGGGAAAGGCGCAATCATCGCAGGAATAGTTGCAGTTGTTGGTGGTCTTGTATATTCAATCATATCGAATAAAAAACCGGGAGAAGAACTAGAAGAAGAAAAAGAAGAAGTATCAACATCTTCATCTGAAACTCCTTCTGCAGAACAACCTTCTCCATCAGTAGAGATACCATCGCCTGCACCTGCAGCATCGCCTGCACCAGCAGCGCCAGTGGCATCTGCACCAGCAGCATCGCCTGCACCAGCAGCATCGCCTGCACCAGCAGCATCGCCTGCACCAGCAGCATCGCCTGCACCAGCAGCGCCAGTGGCATCTGCACCAGCAGCATCTGCACCAGCAGCATCTGCACCAGCAGCGCCAGTGGCATCTGCACCAGCAGCATCGCCTGCACCTGCAGCATCCCAAACTCCTAAATCTACTTCGACGCCAGAAGCAGTATCTGTAGCTCCCGCACCAAAACCAGGTGAGCCAGTAGAAGCTGAAGATCCAAAAGCACAAAGTGAAAAACAAATAAAGGGTGCTGGAATTAAAGTTAGACCTACTGGAGATGTATGGCAGGGTGGCCCGTTGTCAAAAACAGCTGTTAGCGTAGCATTAGCGATTCAAAATCAAGTGAAGGGATTTCAATTTTACACTGGTCTGAATGATAAATTTCATAAAGAAAAACATCCAAAGAGTCAACACGCAATTGGTCAAGGTCTTGACTTTGTATTAGATCATATGCCAAGCGTCAAAGAATCACAAGATATAAAGGAACAGATAAAACTTATTCCTGGTGTAAAACCTGGGCAAGTGATGAATGAATACTATAATCCTCCCGAAGGAAATAAAGCACCATATACCACAGGACCACACATGCACGTCGGAGTTGTAGATACAGCGAGCGCATTAGCTTCTCCAGATAAAAAAATAGAAAAAACGATTGTTGTTTCGATTGAAAACAATAAGACGCAAAACAACATTATCAAGAAAGCAGCATAATGGCTAAGAAAACACCAAAACCAAAGAAGCAAATACGCAACACGATACTTATAGCAGAATTGTTAGATCTTCAATCTCAGCTAATAAAAGATCATGATGCTATTCCTGGTAAAGCGGGTTATATCAACTGGTCGCCGCAGTTAGGGAGAGAATGGAAAACTAAACAAAAATTTCTTCTAAAAGAAAAGAAAAAACTAGAAATTGAATTTAAAAATTCTAAAAAAGAAGAAGATGAACAAGAAGATAAACTTAGTGTAAAAACAGGATTTAAAGCATTAGGCGCAGCGGCTGCGCTTGGCGGAGATACTGAAATGTCTTTGGCTACAGTCGCTTTGGTTTCAGGTATTGGAAAAAAGATTTTTGGTGGTATATCAAATTTATTTAAAAAGAAAGATAAAAAATCTGAAGAAGATAAAACTCTAGATCAATCGTCTCCAAAATATATAAATGGATATCCAGAAAAAGTAAATAAAGATGCGATGGATCCAAAGAAGATCGCTCTTCTAGGAATGGCTGGTGCGGCTGGTGCAGGCGGCGATCGCGAAATGTCTATGGCTACAAACGGATTAATTGCGGCGACTCTCGGATTTGGTAAAAAGAAAAAAGATAAAGAGGCTTCAGCCAGTCCTATCGCTTCAGCCAGTCCTATCGGTCCGATTAATCGAATAGGTTCTCCAGAAAAAATAATAAAAGAATCACCTTCTGATGCAGTAAGATCATTCTATGAAAGAGGTGGCGCACAACCAAAAGAGTATTCACTGACTCCTGGAACTCCAGAAAAGATAGAAAGTAAACCTGGCTTCCTGATGACCGCTGAAGAAAAGATACGCGCTCGCGAGGAAAGAATTAATTCTGAAAAACTTATTCCTGCAGGTGCTCCAGAGAAGATAGAAGGTGAAAAAGAAAATATATCTAGTGATAATGACGCAATCATTTCCATACTGAATAAGATACTTGCATCGTTTCAAGCTGATAATGAAAGAATGCGTAGAGCTATTAGGGGGTCTGAAGAGAAAAAATTAGAATCTGATCCGACCCCAGACGCTCCAGGTGCACCAGTAAAAGAAGGGGATGATAAAAAATCTGGCATGAATAAGCTGTTGATGTTTGGCGCGATCGCAGGATTACTAGGACTTGCTTACACATTCAAAGATGAAATCGCTAAAGTTCTAGAGCCTATTACCGATATGCTCGGAATAACTAATCCACTGAAAGAATCAGATAAAGAGGATTATGAGTTTGATATAATGGATGCGCTTGGAGTAACTGCGCTTCTGGGAATGCTAGGGCTTGCTCCAACCCCAGGATCTAAACCCGGAACTAAAGCTGGTGAATCTGCAAAGGCTGGTAGTCCAGAAAAACCTAGTGCGGGATCTAATGTTAGAGAAAGACATCCTGCTGGAGCAAAAAATGCAGCTGGTAAATCTATTGGCGGACAATTCAAGACAGCTCTTCCAAAAGAAGGAATAACAAAACTAATAGTGAAACGTGTTGCTGGCGCCGCAGGAAAAATTATTCCCGGTCTAGGACTCGCATTAGGTTTATACGATGCTTACAGTAGAGCAAAGGAGGGTGATGTTGTTGGAGCTTCTATAGCCGCAGGCTCTGGAGGTGCAGCTCTAATTCCAGGTATAGGAACAGGAATTGCGATTGCGGCAACCGCGGCTAATATAGCACGTGATGTATATAAAGAAGCGTATGGTGTATTTCCTGAAGCAGATGAAGGTGGCGATGTAGCAAAAAATTTAAAATCTATAATGGATGAAACTATTGAATCATTAACCAACAAAAAACCTGGTCCACCAATGAGTGATGCAGATAAAAAGAATTTAGAAGGACCGCTGGCTGCATATGCTGCAGCAATTGATCCAAAAAGCAAAACGTTCGTGCCACCAATCCGCCGTCAAAAGCTGGTGAGTGATGTATGGAAGGCGTCTGGTAAATTAGGTATTCCGCGAGAAGTCGTAGAAACTGAACTTGGTGCAGTAAGAGATGCCGCCGCTGCACAAAATAAAGCAGACGATAGTCTAAAAGCTCTTCAAAATTCAGCAGCTACAGCAAAAGCAGACTCCGCAGCTGAAGCTTCTGCCCCGGCGGAGCCGAGTGCTACAGGTGGTGCTCCAAGTGCTCCTGCTGCAGGCGGCGATGCAGCACCTTCTTCGGAAGCTGCATCTTCTTCTTCCGGTATGCCAAGCGCATCTGGTGCACCTGGATCACCGGTTCCATCAGCACCCCCGACCGCGAGCGAAACTTCTGGAAGTGCAATAGCGTCTGCTACAATGGAATCTAGCGCAGCTCAAAATACCGTTACTATTCTTCCACCGATTATCAATAATCAAACTAATACATCATCAAGCAATCCGGCTAGAGAGTCTAAAGCTAATAAAATTTCTATGCAAATTAGAATGGAAGATGAAATGTTTAGGACTGCAATCAATGCTACTGCTGCTGTATTGAAAACACTGAAAGCTGCATAAAAAAGGGTGTATCCCATTACAGGATACACCCATCAATCAAACTAAACTATTTCTAGTCGCGTGCTAACTTTTCAAACATAGCAAGCGTGTCATCTTCTTCTTCTTCGTGTGAAGATTTCTTAGAAGGAAGTGATTTAGCTTCCATGCTCTTTGCTTGCTCCGGCGCTTTCCATGGTGCTGAATCTTCTTCAGCAACAGCCGCAGGAGTATTCAAAACTTTTTCCAAACGAGCAGATAATTCAGCATAAGTCTTGAATTGATCAGCGGCGATCATAGGAGCAAGAGCATACTGAGATTTCCAAATCTTCTCTAGTTCTTCTTCATGAGCCAATTCACTGACATCATCAAATTCAGACTTATCGTAATTGCGATATCCTTCGACATTACGGATCTTCAATTTGAAATTAGCGCCATTCCATAGATCAAACGGATTAACTGGTTTTTCATCTTCAAACTCGGGATTCATTTTCTCATTAAGTTTGTCGAAAATCTTTTTACCAAACTTGTATAGAAAAACTTTACCTTCGTTATGAGGATTGGCTGGATCCTTAACGACATAGATATTTGAAATATAATTCAAACGTCGTTTTTGTTTACGAGCGATCTCTTTATCTTTCTCATTTCCACTATTCCACAACTTGCTATTCAACTCACCACAAGGATCTGGTTGATTCAAAGTTGTCAAAGAGTTTTCGATATACCAACCACCGGGACCTTGGAAGCCGTGATTCCACAAACGAACCCAAGGCACATCTTCACCCTGAGGTGCGGGGAGAAAACGAATAACCGCGTAGCCGTTGCCACTCTTATCTACTTCTGCTTTCCAGAAGCGATCGTCTTCGTTCTTTTTGGTTGTATTGCTGCTGAACTTATCAAGTTCTTTTGTGAGGCGATCCATTGAAGTATCGCGCGAGCGTTTCAGTGCTGCAAATGATTCTGGCATATTGTGTTCCTTGTATTTTAAGTATGAGTCGAAGTATGTTTTCTTAACCACTAACTACCATGTGTTACATTATTATTTAGTCACGAATTCTCCTGTTTTAAATTAAAAATGAAAATATACCTGCAGTCAATAATAGAACTACAGCCCACGACCCAAGAACTCTATAGTATGTGTTCAGCGGAGTATTGAAATATTTATGCCCAATCATAACACACTTATGAGTCGGACTTAAAAGATATCCAGCAAAGTCTAAAGCAAAGAACCATAGGAAATATTGATATCCAAAAACTTGAGCCATGATCACAGCAATCGCAATAAACTTCCCAGAACTTCCCATCAGGAAACTAGCTATGAAACCAATCGCGGAAATGGAAACCATTCCTACCAAAGTTTGTGGATTTAGCAAACTATCTTTTAATGTGGCTTGCCAAGACGCATCGTATGACTTCATAAAATTACCTAACACGATTACTGCGCCAACCCATAACAACACATCCCAACGAACATAGCTCAATAGTTTCTTTATGTTCCATTCCTGGCTGATGATCATATAATACAAGGTTAAGAATCCGAAACATGCAATCATCCATTTCTCATTGTAAATATACAATCCTATGGCTATGAACATAGGTAGAATATTTCGCAAGACTGCAGATATTTTAAATTCGTCAGATGCTATTACAATTTCTTCGTCGTGTATCTGACTCCAGATATACCAAGAGATGAATATGAAACTGACGATAAGTAAAGGCCAAATTAAACCCAACCACGATGTATATGTAAGTCCAAATGCGGCGATAGGAAGGATTACAGTTTTTTCTAATGGTGACCACATGTAATAATGATGAGTCGATAGATAATCTACAATTCCTAATTTTTCTCTACCATGACCCTCTTTGAGTGCAATCGTATCTAGCAATCCGGCAGACACAGTTACCCTGCCTTCTATTGGTAGTATTCCACCAATCGCGCTCAATAGAACTACAACAAACTTATTACTACGGAATGTATTTCTTACATAAGAAAATGCTGAAGAAAATAGCGCATATTCTTTTGCCAATCCGGCAGTAATCATGATAAAAAATATCATCCACAGATAACTAATCCCAGAAAAATATGTCATGGTATAAATACTTTCTTAACGATTTTAGTCAGATCATTTTTATTGACGTGAATAAATGGTTCATATTTTCGAATAGACTTACTCACGTCCGGCCAGATAACAGTATCCTTTATCTCTCTATCCCACTTAGGAAGATAATTCAATACGATATTAGAAGCAACTAGAGTTTCCATGCTTATCTTTTTTCCAAAATATAATTTTAGAATCTCGGGATGCGAGCCGGAATTGGATTCCCAAAGATCTGAAGGATTAGCTGTTCGAAGTTTTTCTTTTGCGATAAGAAGATCCTGCTCAAACGTGTATGAAAACGATTGAATTTTTCTTTTCCAATTAGAATAAATTTTTTCGGCACCCACACTAGATAGATCACCAATCCATTTCGTTTTGTTACTATCAACAAAATTCGCAACAAAGAAATTAGTTAATTCCTGATCATTATAGCGTCTTTCTATCTTCTTGAAAAAGAATGTGTCTTTTCTCTTTTCAAAAGATTCATTAGTCATAGCGCGAGTCTTTCCGCCATAACGGAAATAATCATAATCAGTTGTGAAGTGCAACTTCAATGCAAGATATCTTGCGTATGCTTTCATGCCTTCCATAGTCAAATTGGCAACCTCGCTGATTTTTTCTTCTTCAACATATTATTGGATAGTGCTTCGTTTTTAATCAATCGTTTCATTTTGATATTGATTAATTTCGGAACACTTTCATATTCTAATTTAATTTCTTCACACACGTATACGATCGCTTCCATGTAGGACATTTTTTTGGTCCTAACATACTTTTCGACTAGATCGATAAATTTTTCTTGTGTAATGAAATTCAATTCACTTAGTTCTTCTATTTCTTCCATAGTAGTATATACTCCATTGTTATTATATATTATACTTAATTCTAAGTTAATTGTCAAGGTATCATTTTGGTAAGTCTGTCGACTATAACCGAAATCGGTTCAATAGAATTTATGTAGTCTACAGAAGTTCCGCAATATATTATACCGTCTTCCGGATTGAGTATACCTTTTGATAACCTATCTGTAAAATTTCTTTTATCAGTAGAATCCATATTCCACACGAGCGCTTGTTTTTTTAAACTACCTATTCTTCTTAAATCACTAGATGAAGACGAAATTAATTTATTTTTAGATTCTAAACTGAGTTTACTTTCCAAACACGCAGCAAATAGAGTTCCAATTGATACCGCTGCGGCGCCATTACTCATATAATAATTCACTTGTTCTGGTGAATGAATTCCACCGGATACGATAGCGAGATCATGCTTTTTATTATTGAATTGCTCTAGCGTTGTAAATTCTGAAGATACGCCAGCTGGCGCGCCAGCAGATTCTTTTCCCTGAATAGTTATCACATCTGCTAGACCAGAAAAATCGTTATTTCCTTTGATAATAAATTTAATACCATAATTTTT